TTGGTGGCCGCCCATGTCGTGCTGAAATCCTTACTCTGCAAGCAAAGATTCTCAACCTTACGTGCCTTAAACCATCCCGGTTCAGTGCTACCATAAGGCCGCCAGATGTCCTCCCAATCACGCTGATAGATGGTACTGGTTCGTGCTTCGGTGAGTGAACCGATTCCCAAAGTAAGCACTGATATATTACCATCAGTATTGATGTCGAGTGCGTGAAATGCCTTACTCAAAACGTCGCTCCTCTTGACCCTGTAATAAATTCACATCAGTTAATTCAGTAGGTCGTATGTTTGAAACTACATTACCATCATTATCCCATGTAATAATATTAGGAATATATTCAATATATCGGTTAGCTTGCACTCTGAATATCGGTTGACCTGTCGTGTGCCAAACTATTACATCTTTGCCTTTATCATCTTGTTCTATATAAAAAACCCGTTCGCCATTCTGATCCAGTTCCCACTCAGTACCAACCTCCCTGCTATCGAACCACCACGCGCCCTCTGTTCGGAGTTGTTCAGGATATTCTGCATTCAAATCATTCCGAAAATCAATGACATCTTGAATAATTTTAGCCTCGAAAAACATAGACCATAATCGATATGATCTTAGTCCTGAAGAATTATCTTGCCTATACCGAAAACGTACTGGTAGATCAGCTAAATGACGGTATGCTTTAGAAAGCGGACTCTCATCATTGCTTGGACTAGCGGCACTCTCAGCAAGATCATCAAATCCCATTTGTAAATTTACAAGCATCAAAACGGCCTTATGAAAGCTGCACTGTCGATAGCATCAATTGCGTGAAATTCTTTAGTCAAAATATCGCTCCTTATGAGTACACATCTTATGGCGTGAATACTGTTTCATGCCCGTAAAAAACAGCATTCCAGGCAATATTAGTCGCGGCTATTCCGACAACCTGTACGCGATATATGTTGCTGCTTGTAACCACAATTGTCGGTACCGTTACAATGGATAAACCGTTGTATTTCGTCGTGGTGACATTATGCCTGATTGTCGGAGTTCCTGAGCCAATCAGCTCTGTGGTCATAGCAATTTCAAATGATGAACAAGCACCGGTAGCAGTGTTAACGCCAATAATGTAAATGGTTCCGTCGATGATGCTGTCGGCTTTGTGTAATGGATAGTTTGCTACGCTCGCCAGCGACAAATGGGAAGTGGTGGTATCGGTCGTTTCCTGATTACAACACCAGCGCAACGCCTGATTATTGCCGATAACGCTATCGCGTGATCGTGACGACTCTACATGCGATCCGATATGTCCTGTTTTACAGTTAGATCCGAAAGCAGAACTGGAGGTATGATCGACGCCTATAGTGTTATTGCTGCCTGCTGCAAAACTGACACCTGCATCAATTATCTGATTTATACCAATTCCGCAAGAGTAATTCGCCTGACCAGTTTCGCCAATCTTGATACCCAATCCAACTGCTGTGGCATGGTTAGACAATAGCCCGATAGTACAAGCATTCCCGTTTATTATCGTTCCGTAAGTTCCAATAATCTCGCCAGTCGAACCACCTAGTATGATCCCGTTACGGCCACCAACAATAGCCAGGTTGCCACCAATTATTAAGCCTCTGAATCCTCGCTCATTAAGCGTTGGACCATCCTCGATAGTATTTTCTGATCCACAAATAATTGCCGCATAAGTATTCTCTGCCTCAATTGTATTAGAAGTTCCACCTACGATTGCAGCATAAGTAGCACCTGTAAGAATTGAGTGTAGTGAGCCACCCCAAATCGACGCATGATCTGATCCGTGGTAAAGAATTGAATGTTGGCTAGCAATTAGTCCAGCAAGGCAATTAACAACATTATCGTATCCAGCAAGAAGCCCGCTTACATCAGCAACACCTGTCACATATGCAGTATCGTTTACTCTTGCATGAGTAGACGGATCGTTAAGAGGTTTAGTATTGTTGACGCCCATTTTATTTGGAGAACCCTGGGTTCCACCAAACATATATGAACCGACAAGTGTAGTATCCATCGTTCCATAAAGAGCACCAAAATGGTATGACAAGTTAGTAGTAGTCTGATGCGAAATAATAACTGCACTAATTAAGTTTGCTTGACCGCTAATGCCGCTTAGATCGATGTATATCTGTCCATCATTAGTACCAGTCGCAGCAGCAACTATGCGATAAATTGCACCTTTTTTATCGCCGGAAGTTATAAAGCCTGCGGTCATGGCGATATCACCAACAATCAAATCTGAAGCAGCCACCATACCAGCAACATTTGTATATGTTTTTGCAATATTAGTACCAACAAATGCTGTCAGCGTTGCTAAGATTCCACCAATGTATAAAGCATCAACATTAGCCTGACCGCCATCGAGAATATCATTACCACCAAGATCAAGATCACCAGTCATGGAACTAGATCCATCTACTTGTACCGCTTTAGCAACGTCGTCTAGTCCTTGCTGAACTATCTCCTGCATAATGGCAATAAACTTGTTCTGCTCATCATTTAATAACGGCATACTAAAGGGGCCGGTATCTGGATAATTAGAGCTTCGATCAACGATAGTTGAGCGATATATTTTTACATCAGTATTGAGATCGCTACCGACTGCCAATACCAAAGAAATTACGCCACCATTATGGCCACTACCTTCCTGTCCTGCTGGATTATCATAGCTGTCAAACGTAAACCCTGTCGTAACTACAAGATCAGTTACTAGATCTTTATTATCAGTAATTTCGACCAATACATGTTCATCTTTAAGAAACGAGAACGGCACAGTAAACGGACCAGTTGAAGATGAAGACAGGTTATAAGTAACCTCAGTAGCTTCATTAGGAATTGTAATTTGAGTCATTCTATATCCTCATTTGTCTTCAATTTATTTAGAACTATGAGCTTAATCATTCCCTTGTGTCCTCAAACATATCGACCGATGATCGCTGAATCCTGTTGGCTAGTTCATTTGTCCACAGCAGATTGTTGTATGGAATCATGTAACGTATAGCTCTGGCAAGATCATCAGTCTCAGCATCATCGGAAGTCAGGCCATACATTAACGTAAGCCACTGGTTTGGCACAGCACCGATTGTACCCATTCGATTAGCCCAGTTGGGAGAACGCTCTCTGATATCCATACTCATTATCGGTCGAAGCCCCATAGAGCCAGCAGTTGCACGCTCAATGGTATCGTTGAGATCCAGAATGATGCCGGTTACACCACTCAGCTCGACGGCCCGTAGCATCTGCTCCGAGAAAGGCAATTGAATATAATCAGGCCGTTTGAACGCATCGACCATCATTGCAATTCCCACCATTGAGGCAAATCCAGAATACTTTTGCGCGCCCTTTTGATGGATGCCAGCACCCAGGATCCTGTGTGTGGCTGCGATACTGAATCCACGATACTGACCAATCACCTTCCACCACTCCCCCTTGAGTAGTCCCTTCGGCTTATCGACTGCTCCCGGTGTTGGAACCATGCGGTTAATTTCAGTATTCAGCGCCGCCCTGAAGACTCGTTTAGCATCCTCGCTCACCCAATCGCTAGTGCTGGCAATGAACATTACATTGTGCTTGTTTTCCCCGCTTCCTTTCCATTCGTCAGCAAACTGAATAGCTCTGACCTTGCTGATCCCAAGCCTTCCCATGATTGTGATTTCATTATCAGAGAGAGTCCCGGCTTTCCAAAGGATCGAATTTTCAATCAGACGAGATTGCAGCATCCCGCCCGAGAAGCGACGAGCCATATCCGTCCACGGGCCAAGAAGGTTCCAAAGGAAAAAGCGTTGCGACATATTCGCAAGACCGCGCTCAAACCTTGCCATGCCCGGATACTTGGATGAGCCAACAGCAATGCCGAAGTCTGTCATCTGGTGGTAACGCATACCGAGAATGACTTCACTAACGGAGCCGGCCAGGTCAACCTCATTCCGCATCATCTTGATCTTACCGTCCGTCAAACTGGCGCCGAAGCTCTCAAAAGCATGGCCAAGCGAACGAGTAAGCCCCTGACTCATTACCACGTTGCCGATATCGCCAAGGGCCATAAAGACTGATCGACCCATCGAACCGAGAATATTGAAGTTGCGAAGCATACGGAGAATGCGACCAGTCAAAGCATGAGGATCATCGGGGATCTGATACACACCATGCACGATATCGCGAAGGTCATTCATCGCAACGTAGGCTTCTTCTGCTTCCTTAAACAGCAACTCTTGTTTCTTGGGATTAGTTTCAGCAAATGCCAGCTTAAATATTTCATCATGCAGCGCATCAATGTGAGCCTGAGCGCGAGCATCACCAAACATCCGAGCCGTTTCAATCATGGGCGCAGTGCGAGCCAAACCAGTGGCTTACGTTAATGTATGGCCTGACTTCCGATGATGCTGAGACTGATGATCTTGCCAGAGCTATACGTTACATGATTCCATACAACAA